ATTCTTGAGTTAATGCTTCCATGTTAAGACCAGCTGATTCAACAGCTTTGTCAGCTATTTCTAAATCATTTGTAGGCTCTGCCTTTGCTTCTTCTTTTGGTGCTTCCTCTTTAGGTTGTCCTAGTTTAGATTCTAGTTCAGCATAAGATTTAGCTAGTGCTTCTACTGATTCAAACTTCTCAGGTAAACCCTCAGGTCTAGAAGATTCTACTTGTTGTTCTTCTTGTACTGGGGCTTCTGCTGTAGTTTCTTCAGCAGATATGCTTACTTGTTCTACCATTTATTTTCTCCTTTATTGTGGTTTGGTCATGTTATTAGCAATAGGTTTAACTACGTCACTAGCCATGTCCATCATTTGTTGTTGTGCCATTTGTTGTTCAGCAGCGGCTTGCTCTTCAGCTAATTGTTCTTGGCTCTTAATTAATCCTTCAGTGTCAATACCTAAGCTGGTAGCAACACGGGTAAGTAGGTCATTAGTATTTAATACTTGTACTACTTCAGGACTAATTTGTGCAAGCTGTCCTATTTCCATAACAAATTCTCTGAGCTTCTGTAGGTCATTACCACGTCCTAAGGCTTCTATACCTGTGATGATAGTAGGTGCTACAGAATCTTTTGGTAACGCTGGTATCTCATTTGATTGAGACATACGTTTCATTAACACTTGTACTAGAGGTAGTTGAAACTCTTGTGATAATAAAGAATAAATACCACCCATAGAGGTCTCTAGTTGTTCAGCCATATATCTTATCTCTTGTGCAGTAACACGCTCAGCGTCTCTTTGTATGGCTGTGTGTAATAAGAAAGCGTAAGACATACGTTCTTCTAAACGTCCTATACTACGCTCTACTATTTGTAAATCGTATTGCTTCTCTGTTTGTAATACAGTTACATCATCTCTTTGTCCTGTAATGATGTCACCATTTCTAGTCTGTGCTAGGTCTCTCTTACGTGTAACAGCGTTAGGTCTAACCATAAAGACTACTTTACTTGCAGCGGCGGATGACTCTACTAGTGATTGTGATAGACCCTCTAGTGACCTAAGGTCTCCTAGAAATTCCTCTACATAACCACGTCCATAGTCTTCACCATCTACTCTTACCATACGTAGTGCTTGGTAAGGCATGTTGTCTTTAGGATATGTACCTATAGATGAAGGTATCTTGTGTCCCATAACTTCTTGGCATACATAGTATTTGCCGTCAGGTAATCTGTATATATGTGTATATATTTCACAGTCCTCATCTTCTTTATAATCAGGATATTTACCTATAACTTGTAGGGTTTCTTCATCTAATGCTACAGGACTAATACTTTCTTTAATGATTGCTTCTAATAAATTACCTTCTTCATCACGTCTACATACATATTGTGTTATACCATACACACGCATGTTGCCCTTTTTAGGTAAATATGTTAGTACATTACCACTTACAATTAAGTGTTTTAGTGCCTCGAATACAGAGACTCTAAGTGCTAAGTTCTCTATCTTCTTGTGTATCTCACGCTCAATCTTACCTAGAGACTTTTCAATTTCAGATTGTAATTCAGGGTTCTGCTCTAGTTCTTCTTTAGTTTTACCTGATAAAGATAATCTAAAGAAAGGTGAGTTAGGTGGTAATAATAATAATAAGAGTTTAGAAGCTAGGTTGTTAACACCTCTTGCTCCTACTGATTGGAATGGGGTATAAATCTCTGAGCTCGACTCGAAGCCGTCGTCAGGAATAAGGGTTGGAATTGTAAGTTCTGAGCACTCACGGGCTCTATCGAGATAATGTTGGCGGTCTTGCTGTAGCTTCTCGTAGCGTTGCTTAGCAGTTTCTTTCATAATTAACTAATGTTTAGACCTGACCCTGAAGTAGGAATAGATAAGCCTGATGTTTGTAGAGCCTTTGTACCCCTACGTTTAACTTTCTTTTTCTTTTCTTCTTCAGTCATCTTCTCTTCAGCTACCTTAAGTGTAGGTGCTATCTCTTCTCCTGATGGTGAAGCGATAGGTGGAGCTGGAGTAGGTGCTGGTGGGGGAGTAGATACTCTTGGGCTACCTGTGCACATATTATCTCCTTATTGATTTCTAGTTGGAATCTGTAAGCCAGCGTTTGACTTATTCAATGTACTTGTACCAACAGCTGGATTAGATAGTTTGCCTGTTCCTTTAGTTTTAACCTTAGCTTTTTTAGTTTTATCAGTAGCTTGGTCTTCCTTAGGAGAAGGGGTAGAAGTAGTAGTAGTTGGGGGTTTGCTGTACATACCTGTTTGCATTGCCTTACCTATACACATTATTTATCTCTTTCCTTTAGTTGGTTAATAAAACGAACAACGTCACGTTGTCCAGCTTTGAAGTATATGTCCTTCATTTCATCTGAGATATCAGGTGATTGCTCAGGATATATAGTATTTAACAGCTTAATAAACTGTGGTACTGTCTTAGGTAGGGTGACTTCTTCTTCATCCTTACCTACTATATCTTTTATAAACATATTTTATCCTTCTAAAACGGGTACTTTAAGACCAAAGTGTACCAGTTATTGTTCCTTTATTGTATTCGGTTGCTCTATTCTCAAAGAAATTAGCATGTTCAACACCATTAAGTACCCAGTCTAACCACTCTAATGGGTTATCTTTTACTTTGTAGTTAGGTTTCAATGATAGTTGTAACAGTCTACGGTCAGCAATGTACCTTATGTATTGCTTAACTTGGTCAGGTTCAAGCCCACGAATACCACCTTGTTCAAATGCTAGGTCAATAAACTTATCCTCTAGCTCAACCATGTCTCTACACTGTTGGTAGATAGTGGCTTTGAAATCATCATTCCATACGTTAGGATTCTCTTTGATTAGTTCTTTGAATAACTTAATCATGTTCTCTACATGGTGTGACTCATCACGGATAGACCATGTAACTATCTGACACATACCTTTCATACGACCAAAGCGTTGGAAGTTAAGTAGCATAACAAATGAAGCGAACAGTTGTAGCCCTTCACCGAACGCAGAGAAACAAGCCATGTCTCTAGCTAGTCCTTCTACACCTTTACCTTTATCTTTAAACAGGTACTTGTGTTTGTCAGCCATCTCTTTGTATTCTTGAAATGCTTTGTACTCAGACTCAGGTAGACCTATGGTGTCATTGAGCAGTGAGTAGCTGTGTGCATGGTTAGCCTCAGCCGCAGCAAAAGAAGTCAACATCATGCGTACCTCAGGTGCTTTAAACTTAGGCATGTATTTATCTAGGTATGCCTGTGCTATATCTACATCACCTTGTGTAAAGAATTTAAGTATCTGATTAATTAGATTCTTCTCAGGGTCAGTCAGTCTTTCGTTCCAGTCTCTTACATCTTCATGTAATGATACCTCTGACGGTAGCCAGTGCATTTTCTGTTGCATGTCATAGGCTTCAAACGCCCAGTCATACGTAAATGGTTTATAGTATGTTCGTTCTTTGTTTAGCATTTATCCCTCGCAAGCTAGACATTCCCCATCAGGAATGATTGTTCGTTCTATCTTTTGTGATACTAGTTCTGCTCTCTTGATTGCTTCCGAGCGACAGTAGTAAAGTGTCTTCAGTTTTCTTTTCCAAGCTAACATGTGTATGTCATGTAACTCACGGATGTGTACATCAGCTGGAACAAATACATTAACAGATTGTCCCTGACAAATAAACTCTTGTCTGTCAGCAGCGTGCTCAATGACCCATTGCTGATTAATCTCTATGGCTGTCTTGAATGTATCCTTCTCATAATCAGACAGTCCTTTGAGTTCTAATACTGAACCTCTATTGGCTAGTATCTTCTTCCATGTCTTCTCATCATTCATCCCTTTGCTTTCTAATAGTTTCTCTAGGTGTTTATTCTTAACCAAGAATGAACCTGACATAGTCTTCTGTACATAAGCGTTAGCCCTGTAAGGTTCGATAGATGGTGAAGTAGTACCACAGATAATTGAGCTAGAAGCGTTAGGTGCAATAGCTAATAGATGTGCGTTACGCATACCAGTACCAGCCATGTCAGGTGCTTCACCTTTCTTAATAGCTAGTCGTTTAGATTCTTGCACGGCTTGGTCTTTAATGTGTTTAAACATTTGTAAGTTCTTTGACTTAGCCAATGCTGATTCAAATGGTATGCCTTTAGATTGTAGGTACGAATGAAATCCCATAGCACCTAACCCTAGACTACGTTCATTCACAGCAGAAAACTTAGCCTTGTATAAAGTGTCAGGTGCGTTGTCGATAAAGTGTTGTAGTACGTTATCGAGGAAATGAATTAAATCAGGTATAAACATCTTACATGTTTTCCATTCATCATACTTCTCTAGGTTGACTGAAGATAAACAACACACAGCTGTGCGGTTGTCATCAGTAGGTAGAGTAATCTCTGTACATAAATTAGAGTGATGTACTTTAAGACCTAATTCTTTTTGTGCCTGTGGTAACCCATCATTAACTGTATCACTAAACATAATGTATGGCTCACCTGTGGCTACACGATTCTCAAGTATGCGTTGCCATAGCTCACGGGCTGAAACAGTCTTGACCACTTTGTTAGTGTGTGGGTCAATCAGATTCCATGAGTCATCATAGGTAGATTCTTTAATACAATTATCTATGAGTTCCATGAAGTCATTAGATATGTTAATGCCGTGATGTAAATTGAGACACTTCCTGTGCACGTCACCACCACTAGGCTTACGCATATCTAGAAACTCTATAATCTCAGGATGGCTTACGTCCATGTAAGCGGCATAGCTGCCCCTTCTAGTCTTTCCTTGAGAGAAGGCTAACATCTCTGAGTCTACTACATGTAGAAAAGGTATTGACCCTGACGACTGAGACCCATTACTTGTGCCAGTTCCATCTGAACGAATGTGTCCCCAGTATCCACCGACCCCGCCACCGACAGAAGCCAGCCATGCGTTTTCAGTGTAGTGTCCAGTCAATCCCTCTCTACTATCAGGAACATAATTAAGGAAGCATGAAATAGGCAGTCCTCGTTCTGTTCCACCATTAGTTAATATAGGTGTAGCGTACATGAACCACAGCTTAGATGAATAATTATATATACGTTCAGCCATCTCATCATTATCAGAGAACGCTTTGGCTGCTCTCATAAATGCGTCTTGCGGTGAAGACTCAGTTGGTAATAAGTACCTGTCATGTAAGGTAGTCTTACCAAACGAGGTTAATAGTTCATCTCTACTGTAATCCATATCTACTCCTATAATATGTTAAGCGGGTTAACGTGTGTGTTTTCTTTAATCAATATATCTATATACTGTTTTGCTTTCTTTAAATCCTCAAGCTTACCTTCCATGTCCTTGTGCTTAGTACGCCAACGACATAGATACTTGATAACATTAGCCTCACAGTATGGTATCTCATTCTCGATAATAAACTGTATGGGTTGTATCTTATATCTTGAGTAATGCTTAGGGTTAATTGCGTCTACTTCTACCTTCTTTTTGGTTGCCATAGTTTTACTTCTCCTTTTTTTCTATTGTAATCACCAGCCCTTAGTATGCGAGCACACCTAGCTTGTTGTAATGCTTCATCTTCTGTGTATCCCTTCTTGGCATAGGCTTGGACAACTTTGTCCCACAGTTCTAAGAGGGGTACATTAATATCTGAACCCAGTATCTTCTCAGCTGTCTTGATTCCCACAGTAGGACAGCCGCTGTATCCATCAGTCAAGTCACCAGTCAGTGCCTGTGTCATGAACCAATAGTCAGCTTCGTATGGTGTTATCTTTGTAATGTTAATACCATCAGAAGATACACCTACTGGTATCTGCTTTAAGTCTTTATCAATAGATACAATAATTTTTTCTACTTCAACATAAGGGTCAGGCGTGGTAGCTAAGATACCTAAGACATCATCAGCTTCTAAGTTGTCCCACATAATACCTTTGTGGTTTTCCATTACGTGCTTACGTAGTAACGGTAGTACTAATGGTTTACGTTTAGCTTTACGATTGTCTTTGTATGTTGGTAGTACATCCTTCCTGAAATTAGTAGGTGATGTTAAACATATCTTAACTCTGTCTGCCTTTAAGTTTTCTTTTAAAGTCTTGATAGCTTCATCTACTAGACCGCAACACTTGTCCTCGTATGAGTGTAATGTCCAAAGTCCATCACCCCAGTTAACTGCTTCTTCATTTTGAAGAGCCACTGTGTAAATAAGAATGTCACCATCAATAAGTAATTCTCTTTTAGTACCCATAGGTACTTGTGGTTGTCTTGTGCTCAATGTGTTTCGCTCCAGTTGTCACCGACTTTGTATTCACCAGTCAGTGGTATTCTTAAATCAAAGTACTTGCCTGTTGCTTCGATAGCTTCAACAGCTTTCTTACCTATGATGTCTGTCCAATCTGAGCCACACTCTACTTGTATCTCATCATGTACCCACACCACTTGGTTAACATTCATGTATCCTTGTGTCCTTTTATTAAACTCAACCAACCAACGTTTGCATACTAATGCACCACTTGATTGTAGTAATGTATTCAATGCTGAATGGGCTGAGCGTACCTTAACGTTCCTACCATCAAGACCTTTGATGTAACCCTTAGCTGCTGCTGTTTGTACAGCTTCGATAAGTTTACTCAAGGCTGGTAGGTTGTTTAAGAATCTTTGCTTAACTAACTTAGCTTCCTTGACTGACTTACCAGTAACATCAGCTATCTTCTGTACGCCACCACCATACAAGAAACAATAATAGAAACGTTTAGCTAAGTCTCTTGAGTCTAGACCAGCTAGCTTCTGTGTCTCTGTGTGTATGTCACCATCAAGTACTACCTTAGTGTATGCCCCGTTGTCAAACTTAGCCATGTAGTGTGCTAACATTCTGACTTCAAGTGCTGATACATCTATCCCCACTAGCTTACGATTGAATGGTGTAGTAAATAATTCTCTACACTCTTTACCATAAGGTGCATGGGTACTAGGTACTTGTGCTAAATTAGGGTAGGCATGGCTGGCTCTTGCAGTCACCGTTGAGTTAGTGTTGCAAGTACCATGAAGCCTGCCAGCTTTTACAAGCTTGAGCCATGCCTGATTACCCGTAGCTA